TCCATCACGATCCCGACGACCTGTCGATGTTTAAAGCCAAGATGGAGATGGACGATGAGGCTGTGCGGCAGATGCTTGACGGGCTGGACGCAGACACGCACCACGACGAGTGGCTCAAAGTTGGCATGGCACTGCACCACCATTTCGATGGTCGGGATATCGGCTGGGAAATCTGGGACGAGTGGTCAAGTGTTGGCACAAAGTACCAAGACGGTCAGTGTGAGCGTCGATATCAAAGTTTCGACAGCGGTAGCAAGACTCCAGTTACGCTTGCCAGCGTTAAGGCTATGGAGCAGGTCGTTGTGTCTGAGCAGGTAGTTGAAGAGAGGCTTCCACGGATGCTACGAGAGTGGGCCTTTGTTCACGTCGAAGGTTCAGCGCGTGTCCTGCGTGAAGACCTTAACAAAGACAACATGGTCTTATATAAGCTTGACGATTTGAAAAAGGAACACATGAACTGCCGCGTCCTTAGCGGTGATGAAAAGCCCAAGCTGCTCAATTTAGTAGATATGTGGCTAGAGCATCCAGAGCGTAGAACCTATGCCGCTGGCCTGACTTTCGCGCCTGATATGCAGACGCTCGACAGGTACAACCTGTGGCGAGGCTGGTCGGTTGAGGCTGAAGAGGGTGACGTTGCCCCGTGGCTCGATTTTGTCACGGAAGTTATCGCTGACGGTGATGCCACACACGCCAACTACATCATCGGCTGGGCGGCGCAGATCATCCAGAAGCCTATGACAAAGGTCGGTGTTGGCCTTGTCCTGAGAGGGCGAAAGGGTACGGGTAAGACCAAGTTTGGTGAGCTGCTGGGACATTTGTTTGCGGCACATCACCAGATAGTTGCAAGGGCAGAGGCCGTCACTGGTAACTTTAACAGGCATCTTGAGTCCTGCCTGCTGCTCCAAGCCGATGAGGCATATTGGGCTGGCGCAAAAGCATCTGAAGGTGCTTTGAAAGACCTGCTTACCAACGACAAAATTCAAATTGAGCGCAAAGGCGTTGATGCTTATTCGGCGCAGAACTACACGCGAATTTTATTTACTTCAAACGAAGAGTTTGTTGTTCCGGCCAGTCTCGACGAGAGGCGGTTTGCAGTGTTCGATGTTGGCAACAGCAGGATGCAGAACAGCGAATACTTTGCAAAGCTAGACGCTTGGTACAACGCTGGCGGTGCTGCGGCAATGCTGCATTATCTACGAAACTTCGATCTGAGCCAGTTAAATTTGCGCCTAGTGCCGCAGACAATGGCACTGCAAGACCAGAAGCTAGAGGCGTTAGACAACGTCTCAGAGTGGCTTCTCAATTGCCTGCATAGTGGTGAAATGCGTCAGGCAAGTGTCGGAGGTAACGTGGTGCAGTTTGGCACCAACGCTGCGAAGTCAGAGATACACGATATTTATGTCAGCACTTTGCGCGACAACAGATATCAAACTCCTAAAAAGTCTAACATTTTCTGGCGCGACCTGAAAAAGTATGACGCGATGTTTCACACACCAACGCAGCAAACGGTTGGAGGTGTGCGTGTGCGGCATATTGAAGTAAATACGCTTGAGGGATGCCGATTTATATTTGATTCAGTCAACAATCTTCAAGTGGATTGGAATGAAATTGACGCGGGTGTGGTTGAGGCTGATCCGCTAGACCCTGAAAACTGGGATGGAGAATAAGCATGAGTAAAGGCAGTAAGCAACGGCCAACGGCCAAAGAGTTTTGGACAAACTGGGACGCTATTTGGGGTGAAAAGGAAGAGCGTAGTGAAGATGAAGATATGCGCTACGAGTATCAATGCCACAAGTGTGGTGGCCTCGATATCAGTGAAGTGCATCAAGAAATAGAGATCAATCACGAACCGTTTGGCGATCAAATTGTCGAGAGAACTGAAAGCTGGTTGACCTGTGAGCATTGCGGAGGTGACGTAGAGCAGGTGCATTGAGTTCCCCAGGTTGGCGACCTCCCTCGCGCCAATCTTTTGCCTCGACCTGACCGGGTCGGGGCTTTTTTATGCCTAAATTGGTCTAATAATCAACTAAAGGTTGACTGATATGAGGGGTTAACGTATTGTGTCTTTGTGGTCGAGAGAGGCCACACCCATAAAACAACTGGAGATACAAAATGAAAATTGAAACCATGAACCGTGAAAACGCAAAGCTAATCCGTGAAATTCTGCAACAAGAACTCACTCCAATTTTAGAGGCGTATGGTCTGGAATTTGAAATGGGAAACATCGGATATGACGATGATTCTGCCAAGATCAACGGCTTTAAGGTTAAGACGCAAGGTGGCAAGACGCAGAGTCAAAAAGATTTAGATGAAGAATTATCTTGGAGAGAAAAGTTCACAGCGGTTGTGACGTTAGACGCTGAAATCGTCCACAAGAAAGATGGTATGCAGCTAATGCTGGTCGGTTTTAAGCGACGCGCTCGTAAACGTCCATTCATTGCCTCTGACATCAACACTGGCACTTTCTACGACCTCACTACTGAGCAAGCTGAGAAGTGGTTTGCCAAGGAAGAGGTGGCGTAATGACATTAACTGAACGAGATATCCGATGGCTGAAAAGCCCGAACAAGGTGAAGGTGGTAAGCCACCTCGATTTTTACGAAGCGCCAGCATTACGCACGGCACTGTGCAAGTGCGAGAGGCCAGAAGGCGATTTCATTAGCGGATGTGCGCGGTGCGGAAAGCGAGTAGCCGCTTGAGCGCAATTACCACCTTTGGTTGTCAACTCAACCTTTGGTGGTATAATTCGGTAAAGGAGATGTGATATGAAAACGATAATGATTTGCCAAAAGAAAGCTGGAAATCGTCAGCAAATGTTCCGCGACATTAAAGAGTTCTGTGGCGCGGTGGCGGTGTGCGTGATGCTGGTTGCTATTTTGAGTGTCGAGTCGTTTGTAGAGTACCTGCTATGAGCGATGACGATAAGGTTGTGCCGATCAGACCAATGGCCGCGAACGACAAGAAGCCCGATGGCGTTGATCCGAAGATGATTGAAGCCCTTGGCGAGTTCGCGGCGATGCTTTCTGAGTACAAGGCTAAAGCCTTTGCGGCTGTGGCGATAACTGATGACGGCAACGTCATCGATAGCTGGTATACGCGGATATCGCCAGCGGAGATGATTGGAGCAATTGAGATGCTCAAAAGTGACTACATTCTTCGGCATTGGGTCGCTGATGACGATGAACTAATCCATTGAGAGATACATATGTCGTTATATAAAAACATCCACGCCAAGCGCAAGCGCATTGCGGCTGGCAGCAAAGAGACAATGAAGCCAGCAGGTGCCAAAGGTCGGCCAACCTCAAAGGCTTTTAAGAAGGCTGCCAAAACGGCCAAAAAGAAATAGTTTCCTCGTGACCAAGGGCAACCCTCGTGTCCTATGACAGCACTGCTCGTGCTGGGTCAAGCAGAGCAAAACAGCCCCTCTTCGGAGGGGTTTTTTTATGCCTCAAAGATATCAGCTATATAACCATATAGCATTAGAGAGGACACCTTTATAACCTTAGAATGCGCTCCCTAAAAACAGTTGAGCGGTGAGGCTTTGAAGTGATGATGGTTTATTGGTGTGTTTATGTGGTGATGATGTTGGTGATGGTCGGTATAAATGATGATGTCTTCCCATCTGGGAAAGAATAATTCCAGCGGGAAACTGGCTGGCGGTGTTACCTGCACAGGATGCACAGGTTCAACTGCACAGGTTACTCAGGTTATTATTCTTAAACGGAAATAACCTGTGCGGCTGTAGGCCGCATGGGTACTGACCAAACACAGGTTACTCAGGATGCACAGGTTATTTTTAATATCTAATATAAATATACAAATACTGTGTTTACTGTGTGTGCTGTGCATATAAATCTCATGTGGATTTTATAAAAATAACCTGTGAACCTGTGCAGAATCGCTGTAAGCCACTGGTGACATGGCCTAGAGCTGCACAGGTTGTTTTTTGGGACTTGTGCATGCTGTGCAGGTTAGGCTTAAAAGTGAGAGCCTATGCGGGTTGTAGCCTGATTTGCGAACCCATGCAGCCTATATTGTCATCGATCTTGGTCAACCATGCAGGGGATACTCAACCACTGGTTGTAGATAGGATATAATGCGCCTCAGTGGACATCTAACAGAGGATTTAGCATTGGCAAACACAATTGTTATTGATTACGAAAAGCTGTATGACTTAGCAAAGATAGGGCTTTCAGAAGAACAGATAGCTGTAAGCCTGGGCATATCTGTCTCAACGATAGGCCGACGAAAGCGTGAAGATGAACGATTTAGTAGCACCTTAAAGGCTGGCAAGCAGGCTGGCGTATCGGCAGTCACGAACGCGCTGTTTGAAGGCGCAACCGGGGACAAGCCCAACACTTCAGCGCAGATATTCTTTCTAAAGAATCGAGGCGGCTGGCGGGATAAGACGGAAGTAGACGCTAACATAAACGCTGATGTCACTGTGACACACGACATCGATGAAGCCCTCCAAGCGTTGAAGGATGCAGGCGTTGATCCGTCATCGCTTTGATCGCACCCATTGGTCATTGGAAAGATATCGTTATAAATCAATGACTTACAGCTATTTGGAGCATCCCTTGGAGCATTTGAGGTCGGAAAGCGCCCACCAGGGGCCGTTTTTAGGTTCGATTCGCAAAATCGAGGTGCCTCGCTGGGGCGGTACGCCCCCACATATCTCGTTACATATAGGGCGGTCTTATTTATGAATTGTTGGCACTGCAAAGGCGAGTTAATTTGGGGCGGTGATCACGATCTTGATGACGAGTCAGATACTTTTTCTATGGTTTCTAATCTTAGCTGCCCTAGTTGCGGTGCGTATGTCGAAGTATATGTTCCAATCGCGGGTATTGAATTTTGACAGAAACGACTTCAAAAAAAGCGGTTCGCAAAAAAGACGGTCTTCCAAAAAATGAGGCCGCAAAAAATAAGGCGCTTAAAATTGCGGAAGCGATCCGCGTGGTGAAGCTGCACAAAGCGCAAAACCGTCTAGCCTATTGGGAGCCATACGAATGGCAAAAGCAATTTTACGATGCTGGCACTGAAAATAAACAAAGAATGCTTATGGCGGCAAACCGCGTAGGCAAAACTGCTTCACAGGCCGCAGAGGTTGCGTTTCACCTCACAGGCTTATATCCAAGCTGGTGGGAGGGGATCAGGTTCACCAGGCCGACCAAGATATGGTGCTTGGGTGTATCCGGTGAGCAGTTACGCGATGTAATTGTGAAAGAGTTAATGGGTATGTACCTTGGCGAAGGCAAGTTCGACGGCTCTGGCCTAATACCTCAAAGGCTTATCTACCAAGTAACCCCTGCGATGGGAACGCCACGGCTACCAAGAGATGTCGCGGTACGCCATAAGGCTGGCAATACAAGCCTTGTAAGTTTTAAGTCCTACACCCAGGGGCAACACGTCCTAATGGGTTCAAGTCAGGACTACATTTGGATCGATGAGGAGCCAACCGACCCCACAATTTACCCTCAATGCCTAACTCGTACAGCCACAGGTAACGATGGGAAGGGCGGCTACCTCGTCGGCACTTTGACCCCAGAGAACGGGATGACTGAACTGGTAAGCCAGTTCATGGACAACCCGAATAAGGGGCAGTATCTCCAGAATGTCACATGGAACGATGCGCCTCACATCACTGAAGAGACTAAGACCCAGCTTTTGGCAGCGATTCCTGAGTATCAGCGGGATATGCGGTCAAAGGGCATACCCGTTCTGGGTGAGGGCATGGTATTCCCCATAGCCGAAGAGGCTTTAAAGTGCGATCCGTTTGAGATACCCCCGCACTACAAGAAATTATGCGCGGTAGACTTCGGAATTACTCACCCGACCACCTGTGTCTGGACGGCCTATAACCCAGACAATGACACTATATATGTCTACGACATTTACAAGAAGGAAGGCGAGATTCCAGCCGTCCACTCAACTGTTATTAAGTCGAGGGGGAAAGACATTCCAGTCATATATCCGCACGACGGTGATAACACGGAAAAGGGAAGCGGCAAGACATTGGCAGAGATGTACATGGAGTCGGGGGTGTTGATGATCGGAAAATTTACCAACCCTGACGGGACAAACTATGTTGAGCCGGGGCTGATGGAGATGCTGGAGCGATTCAGAACAGGGCGGCTACGGGTGTTCAGTAATTTGGTGCCGTGGTTTGAAGAGTTTAGGCGGTATCACCGCAAGAAGGGGAAAATACACAAAGAGTTCGACGATTTGATGGACGCAACGCGGTATGCCGCGATAAGCGTGACGCGATTTGGGCAGAACCAGGTAGAGCGAGAGCATTTGACTAACGGACATTCGGGATACGAGCAAAATGAATATAGTTTCTGAGATAAACGATGACGAGTTACTCGCATCGCTAGAAAATAACATCGATTCGGCTGACTCATACGCTGAGAGCGAGATAGGCCACCAGCGCGACAAGGGTCATCGCTATTATTACGGCCAGCCGCTAGGCAATGAACGCGCTGGCAGATCACAGCATGTAAGCATGGACGTTTTTGACGCAGTGGAGTCGGTCAAATCGATGCTCATGGAAACCTTTACGGCTGACAGAAATATCTGCAAATTTGATCCGCAAACCGCAGAGGACTTTATGCCTGCCAAAATGGCAACGGCACTGACTAACTACATTTTTTACCGCGAGAACAACGGCACAAAAATTCTGCACGATGTAATCCACGATGCGCTGATCGCTAAGACGGGCATCATCAAGAGATACTATAAAAACCTTTATGAGTACGAAGAGGAGACGTTTGAAGGGTTAGACGAGCCGTCCTTCAACATGCTCATGCAAGACCCGGATGTGACTATCCTTGAGATTGCTGAAGAGGCCCAAGCTGTGCAGGCGCAGGACGCGCAGACAGGTCAGATTATCGAGTCATCACAGGTCATGTACAGCGGCGAAATAGCGAGGAAGATCGACAAGTCGAAAATCTGTATTGAGACAATACCGCCAGAAGACTTCCTAGTATCGCCACGCGCAACCGACGAGAATGATGCCGACTTCTGCTCACACCGCACCTCCCGCAGCCGTGGCGAGTTGCTATCTGAAGGCTTCGATCCTGAGATTGTTGCGAAGTTGAACGAAGACCACGACCTGTTTGAAGACGGTGGCCTTGGGCGAGACTCAGTTGATGGTTTTCGCAAAGACGATCACTATGATGCTGACAACGACAGGCAGCACGTCACTATTTACGAGTCATACATTAAAAAGTACCGCGATGACTTGAAGAAGTGCGTGTATCTGAAAGTGCTGCACAGCCGCAACGTGCTACTGGACAAAGAGATCGTGTCTGAGAAGCCGTTTAGGTATTTCACACCGTTCCCGTTGCCTCACCGCTTCCACGGTATGAGCCTTGCGGATGTTCTGTTCGATATTCAGAAGACGCAGAGCAGCTTGAAGCGTGGCGTAGTCGATCACACATTTATGACAAACACCTCACGCTTTATCGCTAATTTATCACTAGTCAAAAACCCACGCGACCTGTTAGACAACCGCGTTGGAGCAGTTATCGACGTGAATAGCCCGAATCCTGAAAATGTTGTGCGTCCTCTGCCGATGCCGAACTTGTCAGGCACCGTATTTCAGGCGATTGAGAACCTGGAGGTGGAGAAGGAGTCGCGCAGCGGCATGAGCCGTATGGCGCGTGGCATGGACTCGACTGCTGTCAGCAAGCAGAACTCAAGCGACTTGATTACGACCTTTATGAACGCCAGCAACCGTCGAATCATGGTCATGGCTAGAAATCTGGCAGAGAATTTTTTAAAGCCGCTGATGCACGACATTTATAAGCTGGCTGTGGAGTACGAGGGAGAAAAAGCCATACAGCTTGATGGGCAGTTTGTGCCTGTAAATCCTCAGTTCTTAGGTGATCGCACAGAGATGTCTGTCGCTGTGGCCCTGACACCTGATGAGCAGGCGCAGGAAGCGCAAATGCTGTTGAGCCTTGACCAGCAGTTCACGATGAATCCCCAAGACCCAAATCTTGGAGGAATGTACGGCGCATCACAGCGCCACGCGATGCTGAGTCGAGCCTTTGAGTTGTTGAATATCAAGTCAAGCAGCATGTACCTGTTCGATCCTAGCAGCCCTGAGTTTCAGCAGCAGCAGCAGCAGATGCAGCAACAGCAGGAAGAGGCAGCAGCCAAGCAGTCAGAAGTTGAGAAGTTTAACGCTGGCATGACAGCACGTCAGGTCGCTGTGCTTGAAGGTCAGTTAGAACTGGACGCGCTGAAGGAGCAGAACAAGATGATCATTGCTATGGAGAACATGAACCATGAGCATGAGATCGGTGAAGCGAAGTTAATGCTGGACACTGAAAAGCAGACGCACCAGATGGAGATTGACGAGGCCGAACTGGCACTTGAGGCCGAGCAAAAACGCAACGTGAGTATTGGATGATGATTGAAGATACGAGTAAGTTTGATGCCTTTATCAAAAAGGCTAACGACAAAAAGTACGCCAAAAAGAAAACACGCAAACAGGCGTTTAACGAGTACCAGGCTTATCGTGATGGAAAACTAGATAAGGAAACGGCCATGCCTCGACCTCACGGAAGGATGAGGGGTAAGACCATTAAATTAGTACCAACCACTGACGTGGAGTCTAAAACCGATGAATGAAGAAGATATAGGCGAACTGGCTACGATAGCTGAAGCCTCAAAAGAAATGCTGCATAGCGATGTTTTTAACAGGGCGTTTGAAATGATGAACTCAAATATCATGGATCAAATCCTTGCCACCCCGCCAGAGGCAGATGCAGAGCGTGAAAGGCTCTATATGATGTTTAAGGCGGGACAAATGTTTGTCCAGCAGTTTGCCGGGCTAATAAACAACTATGAATTGAAGACACAACAACCTGTTGAGTAAATAGGTATAATTGGAGAAATTTGATGTCAGAAGAGCAAACCGCAACGGACTCCCAGACCATCGATAAAGACGATATTAATGCGCGACTGATGGCCGTTTTGGAATCCAGCCAGGACAACCCCGAAGAGCCTAAAGAAGAGCAAGACGTGGTCGATGAGGCCACCGACGAAGTAATCGACGAGTCACAGGACGTTGAAGAAGAGTTAGAAGAAGCTGCGGAGGTCGAAGACCCAACCGAAGATTCTGAAGATGAAACTGAAGACGCGCCTGAATACATAACTGAAGGCAATATTGAAATCGATGGCGAAAGCGTGTCGGTTGAAGAGATTAAACTTGGTTATCTAAGACAAGCCGATTACACCAAGAAGACGCAGGTAGTTGCCGAACAGCGTAAGGCCGCAGAAGAACAAACTGCGAATTACGAATCCACTCTTAGCGCACTTCTTACTGCATCTGGTGCTGACCTATCACGTTTTGACAATGTGAATTGGGAGCAGGCCGCTGTAGAAAATCCTGAGCAATACAAGCAGGCCAAGGCTGTTTTTGAGCAGACACAGCAGACTTATAACTTTATCAAGTCACAAGCTGACGAGCATCAAAAACGCAATCAAGAACAACAGCAGGCTATGTCGCGTGAGAATGCGAAAGAAAGTCTGACTGTTCTAAAATCGACAATCCCTAATTGGAACAACGACCTTTACTACTCGATTGGTGAGTACGCAACGAGTACGTTAGGTGTGACCAGTGAAGAGTTTAACGACGTTCACGATCACCGAATGATTACGGCATTGTACAAGGCCATGCAGTTCGATCAGGCAAAGGTGAAGACGCAAAAGAAAGTTAAAGCGTCAGCCAAAAAAACTTTGTCGGGCAAGAAAGGTGAACCCAAAGATTTAGGCAAGAAAGAGAATCATCGCAAATCGCGTGAACGTCTCAAGAAGTCTGGAAGGATGGAAGACGCTGTTCAAGCCCTCTTGAATAACTCTTAATTTTAGGAAATTTTATCATGCCAGTAGTAGCGAATACCTTAAAGACATTTGACCAGGTAGGTCTAAAACAGAGTATCGAAGAAATTATATATGATATCAGCCCAACCCTGACCCCGTTCACCTCTTCAATCGGCACAGGCACTGCCCGTGCAACTTTACATCAGTGGCAGCAAGCAGAACTTGCTGCTGTAGGCTCGAATGCCGCCGTTGAAGGCGCGGATGCAGGCGCAGCCTCTAACAACACCACTACAATGAAAACTGCGAATACTCAGATTTTCACTAAAGTAGTTCAGAGTTCAGGCACTTCTGAAGCTGTTGATACCCACGCTCGTAGTTCTGACCTAGCGATGAACATCGCGATGAAAGGAAAAGAAATGCGTCGAGATATCGAACACGCATTCGTAGGTGCTGGCCAGGCAGGTACCGCTGGTAACGCAACTACTGCTCGTCAGTTGACTTCGGCTCAGAATCAGATCAATGCCGCGACAACTAACACCGCTGGTTCTAACCGCACTTTTACTGAGGCACTTTTACTGGCTACTTTGCAGTCTGTATACGAAGCTGGTGGCGATCCTAACCAGATTCAGGTGACTCCATCTCACTCTGTAACTGTTGCAAACTTCGCAGCCTCTGCGGGTCGTGAGCGTGACTTCAGCACTGGCACCAAGCTAGTCAACAGCGTGGATTTATACGTGTCGCCGTTCGGCGAGTGCAGCGTGATACCAAATCGCTTTCTACAAGCTAACTCGTGCTTGGTACTCGATACTGAATATTGGTCACGCGCAGTTCTGCGTCCAATGCAGACTATCGATCTTGCTCGCAACGGCGACAGCGAGAAGAAGCAAATGTTGACTGAGCAAACTTTGGTTTGTGAAAACGACAAAGCATCTGGTCTGATTAACGCCCTCACTGCTTAAAGCAATAAAACTGGGTGGCCCTACGGGGCCATCCTTTTATTAATTTAGGGAGGTTACAAATGCCTAGTTCCCCAACTGGCGAAATGATCGCAAATGTTCAACACGATCAGAGCGAAGACAAAATCCACATCAGCCACTCTCAAGACGTAACTGCGATACTTGAAGCTAACAAGCGAGCCAGGGAGCAAGCGGAAGGGCAGCGCATGGGTGACATGGTTCGCGTAGCAACCATACCTGATGTTGTTGCTGTGCAGTGGATGCAGGAAGGCATCAACGTGATGGCTCCGAATGCAGAAGACCTTAAACGCATGAAGCAAAAGCTTAACTCTACAGAGTACGCATACCTTCGCACAGGCGGCGGTCGATTATGAGCATCGAAACATACAGTGGGCTTAAAGACTCAATTGCTAATTGGTTAAACCGAACAGATTTGTCAGCCGAAATACCAGATTTTATTGCGTTGGTCGAGTCCCGGTTGGCGCATGAATTACGAATTCCAAGCATTGAAAAGACAGCATACATTATTACCGACAGCCAGGGTAAAGCAACAATACCTGCTGACTTTTTAGAAATTAAAGACGTGTTTTTTAACGACAAGCCTGTCGATAGAGTTTCATTGGGTTTGTTGAGTAGCCAAACTGCCAATAGTGGCATACCCACTATTTTTGCTAGAGAGGCAAATGAGTTTAGGTTCCACCCAACACCTACTGTTTCTGTAAACGACAAGTTAAAAGTCATTTACTACTACAAAGTTCCATCCTTGTCAGATACAGCGACAACCAATGACCTTCTTAAAACGGTACCTGAACTTTACCTTTATGGCGCACTTTCAGAGGCTGCAAAGTTTTTAGGTGCTGACGATTCTAGGTGGGAGGCAGGCTACCAGACAGCATATGGCCGCGTGGTGTCTCACACCCGGCAAGCGGAAGTATCTGGGACAACACAATTAGTTTTAAGCGGGTACTAATATGTCAGGTTTTTATGAAAATATTTCATCGGCAACTCTGCAAGACGCGGCAGAGGGCGATGCACTTGTCCAAGCAACAGCGGCTGCAACATCAGCGACAGACGCGGCTGCAAGCCTTGCAACACTCAATTCAACATGGCGCGGTGTTCTCACAAGTGCGCCAACCACAAATCTTATTGCGGGTGCGTTGTATTTTGATACTACGCTAGACCTGCTTAGATTTTACAACGGCGCGGCTTGGGTTTCAGCCCCCATTGGCCCAACCGGCCCTGCTGGCCCAACTGGCCCAACTGGCCCAACAGGCTTGACAGGTCAGACGGGTGCAACAGGTCAGGATGGAACGAATGGCTCAACTGGCCCTCAAGGCTCAACCGGCCCTGCTGGCCCAACTGGCATAACAGGGCAAACTGGCGCGAGTGGTCAGGATGGCACAGATGGACAAACAGGTCAGACAGGCCCGACAGGCCAGACAGGTGCAGTAGGCCCGCAAGGCCCGACAGGTCAGACAGGCCCGACAGGCCCGACAGGTGCCGCTGGAGCCGATGGCGATGGGACAGGCAACGTCAATGATGGTGATACTCTCCAATTTTTATCAATTGATTCGCTGGTAATACCCACAAGTTTGCGAACACCAGCAGGTACTACAGCGCAAAGACCCACAGGCGTAGCTGGTCAGTTCAGATACAACACCACGGAAGGCAAGTTTGAAGGCTACTCCACAGAGTGGGGCGAGATTGGTGGCGGTGCTGCTGACCTGCTGCTCAACAGCTTTACTGGTGATGGTAGTGACGTAACCTTCTCACTATCTGGCGCAGCAATAGAAAACAACACGCTGGTGTATGTCGATGGTGTGTATCAGAACAAATCAACGTATGCAGTATCTGGCGCAACACCCGCAGTAGTTACTTTCTCTGAAGCTCCTGCAAACGGGTCAGCCATTGAGATTATGGTAGCGGCTATTGCAGTCACAAACGTAGGCACACCCAGCGACAACACAGTGACTACGGCAAAGATTGTCGATGGTGCAGTTACTACAGCAAAAATAGCTGATGATGCCATAACAGCCGCAAAGATAGCTGACAACTCTGTTGACATAGCAAGGCTAAATGTCACTGACGGTACAGCAGGTCAAAGCCTTACAACGAATGGTTCTGGCACGTTAGCATTTGCAACCATTGGTGGTGCGTTCAACGACTTTGCAATAAAAACTGGAAACTACACAGCCGCTACCAAAGACCAGCTAATCGTAAACTCAGGTAGCGCAGTGACAATCACTCTGCCTGCAAGCCCTTCAGCGGGCAACGTGGTGTTTATCAAGAATGCTGGTACAGCAGCAGTAACCGTAGGCCGTAACGGCTCTAAAATTAATTCAACAACAGATGACGGGACATTGGCGGCAGACGCTGGTGCAACCCTAGTGTTTTTGGACTCAGCAATTGGATGGAAGGAGCTTTAAATGGCTATTAGTTTGGGTGGAGGCGGTAGTGCCTCAGTGATAAATGAGGTTGTATATTTAAACTCAACAGAGAATCTAATTACTCTTGCTGATGGTCGTGTGTATCTCAAAGGTGGCGTGGCTTCCACGGACAAGGCTACTTACCCTGACGCCACGGCTGCTATTTCATATACTGGAGATAGCTGGTCAGCGAACCACGGTAATTCAAATCTTCCAAGGGGTCTAGCGTTTGACGGCACGTATTACTACGTAATTGACAGTTACTATGCGTATGTTAAGAAGTACTCAGTGAACAGCAGCGGTAATGGGGTTTATACAAACATTGAATGGCTCACATACAATCAAATGGCTACGCCTTCAGGCATGGTGTGGGACGGTACACACTTATGTATCTTAGACAGCAACAACGCCAGAAACGGAGTGTATAAGTACACCACTACGGGGACGTATGTAAGCAGTTTCTTAGCAAACGCTAATAACACCTCAAATTACGCTAACCATCAGGGTATTACATTCGACGGCACTGACTACTGGATAGTGAGCCAAGGCTTTAACAGAGTTTACAAATACAACCAAGCGGGCGTGTATCAGAACTTTAGTTTCGACATATCCGGTAAAGAAACTACGGCTCATGGCATCACATGGGACGGCTCGTATCTTTACGTTATTGGTACCCAGAATAACAGCTTTTTGAAGTACGACAGAACCGGTACGTTTCTTGGGCATTTAACTAGTGTGTATCCACAAGACACTTCCGTAACTGATATATGTCATGACGGTACTCAGTTCTTAATGGTGGGCAATACTAACAAGACAGTTTACAGATACGACGATAATATTGGCATAGGCAGTAATAACATTGCTGTCGCGGGTGTTGGACAAAACTACACGAGGATTAAATAATGGCTTTACTAATTCAAGCTGACTTGGTATCGCCAACATCAGCAGCAATCTTCTGGCGAGATGCAGAACTACTACGAACTGACATAGCCGCCACAGTGTCCGACTATCCAAACGCTGAAGCGATCCTTTTGTACCGTCAGGCACTACGTGATTGGCCAGCACAAAATGACGATGGCGAATACATCAACGGATTCCCAGATACAAAACCAGAGGTGGGCTAATGGCATTAACGAAAGTAACAACAGGCGTCCTTGCTGACACGATAGCCGCTGGTATTCCTACGGCCACTGTGGGCAGCAACGCGAACGCTACAGCTAATACGCATCACTTTGTCAGTGCATCAGGTGTGACTCTCACGCTTCCAACGCCTACTGTAGGCATGAAGGTGTACGTCACTGTAGGTAACTTTACCGACACAGTGGTTGGTCGCAACAGCAGCACTATTGCAGGACAATCTTCAGACTTAACAATTGATGTGGCTAATATGAGCATTGGTCTTATTGGAACTTCAACTTCATCATGGGTATTTATCTAAATGTCAAATCTAACAGACCTTATCTCAGGCGGGGGTGGAGATGCAGCCCCACTACCCTACAAGCAATTTGTTATAGGGCAATCTAAAACTTGGACGGCTCCAGCAACAGGTAAAATTAAAGTTATTATAACGGGTGGCGGCGGCCAAGGGGCGTTTGTTGCGAATCAAAACCGGTTTGCTCAATCAAATTATGGTAGTGGTACTGGAGGCGGTGGCGGTGGATACAGCGAAAAAGTATTTGAAGTAACAGCCGGAGAAACTTTTACTGTAACTATAGGCGCAGGTGGGTTCAGCTCAACAGGTGTTAACAGTATTAATTCTACACGAGTAGGAAATAACGCTGGTAATTCTAGTTTTGTTACAGCTTCCGCAGCGGTGTCTGTAAACCTAATCGCAAATGGCGGTGGCGGTGGGCAGATGGTGTCAGGTGGAAACAATAACGCCCACGTTGTTGCCGGAGGTACTGGCGGTACAGCCTCTGGAGGAGATTTTAATTTTACTGGGGGTGCTGGAGGGTCAGTTACTCGTGCCGCTGGCAGTCAATACAGCGCAGCAGTAACAGGAGGCGGCTCTGTTGCTCTATATGGAACATCATATACCGGCGGCAACATAACAATTGACCACGGCGGCGCCGTGCCAAGCAACAGATTTTTAGCAACTGGAGGGGCTGGTGTTGGAGGTTCAGCGGGCGCTGTTAATAGTGTTGGTAGTGATAGATTAGCACTGCTTAGTGGTGGAGGGAGTGCGACTAAAGATAGCACTGTTCTATCTAGCGTGGTTGGCGCTCAAACAACTATAGCAGGGACTGCCACTTCTGGTGGGCCTACAGGGTCTCCCACAATTAGCGTTATTGATGCTCAAGGTGAAGGTGGGTTCGCACGATTTGCTTATAACTCTACTGCTTATTCTGCGGATGGTTCCTTTGGTGGTGGCGGCGGCGGTTCTTCCGCATGGAATTTCGCTAATAGTACATCCTCTTACGCTTATGCTGGCAATGGGGGAGGCTTTGGAGGTGGGGGTGCTTGTTCCTTCGTAAGTCAGGAGAACTATGCTGCTACTGGTGAAATACGCGCAGGATATGGCGGCGTTGGCGGTGGTGGCAGTGGAGCTTACAACGGGCCGTTTTCCACTATGACCTCAGCTTCGGGGCGGGTGTGGGCTTCCGGCGGTGACGGTCTTTGCATAGTAATGTTTATTTAAAGGAGGCTAAGATGTCTATTTATATTATAAAGAACGAAAGTAACGAAGAAATTAATCGCATCCAAGCTGACGAGGCTTTTGTTACAGAGCATTTTGCTGGTAGATACGAAGAGGTTGTGTTTGAAACAGACCCTATCCCAGAAGAAGACCTTGCAAGAATATGGCGAAACTCAGAACTAGAAGCTACCGACAAAGCCGCAGGAATTGCAGACTGGCCTAACCGTGACAACATCCTGACCTACAGGGCTGAATTACGAGGCTGGCCGTCAACTTCTGATTTCCCTGCAACTAGACCAGAACTTTGATCGAGGTGAGCCATGCTTGCAGAAATCGCAGTCGCGAACGCGGCATTCGGTGTAATCAAGAACGCAATAAGTAACGGCCAAGAACTGCACAGCGTAGCCAACCAAGTAACAAACTATTTCAACAGTAAAAGCGTCATTGCCAAGAAGGCGAACAAAACAGGCGGCAAGTCAGACATGGAAGCATTCATGGCTCTGGAAACTTTAAAAGAACAAGAGACGGAACTCAGAGAAGCTATGCAGTGGCATGGTCGCGCAGGGCTATGGGACGATTGGTTAGCGTTTCAGTCACAAGCAAAAAAAGATAGAGCGCGGGAAGAGCAAGACAGGCTTCACGCAAAAGCTAAAACTAGGCAGAGGTTAGCAGAGATGATGGCTGTCATTTGTACTGTGCTAGTTGGCCTACCGGCAATTGGTGGAGGTGCATATATAATTTTTAGCATTTTAGGCAGCGTGGTTTTACACTAATTAGAGGAAGTAACATGCAACAAAGTATCTCCATCCCAACTTGGTCAGTTCCTATTGTCGCTGGCGCATTATCATTCTTTATGGGATACGCGGCAATGGTTGAACGTGCTTCAGCGCAAGAAGCCAACAGTGAACGAATTGAGAAAATCGTCAAAGAAGTAGCAGCGAAAACTGCTGAAATAGGTGTTGGAAGCCGATTAAATCAGCAAGCCATTGTTGAAATAAGCAAAGGACTTCGGAGAATGGAGGAAACTGCAAGGGCTAGTGATGCGCGGCTTGCTGAACTGGTGCAACTAATGATCACAGAGAGCCGAAAGTAGCGGATTTTAGGACAGATTATCAACTAGTGGTAGAATAGAAAACTTGAGGTGGTGATATCGACGATATAACTAGTCTTCAAACAGGAACTTCAGGCGAATTTTTAGCCGCAGCAGTGCTACAACGTCATTTCGCGACGATAGCTTTTCCCGCATCCCCCGTCTCATACGACATTATCTGTGAAAGTTATACTGGCAATTTTATAAAGTGCCAAGTCAAGACGTGCAGTGCGGTAAGCGTTGTAAATGACAATATTTACTGGCGATTTAATAGCTGCATGACATCCGGGGTTTATAAAAAATCTGATACTGATTTTTTTGCGTTTGTAGCCTTACCTCTTCGTTTAATTATATTTAGGTCAGTCGATGAAGTTGACTCTGTTGTTTTCAGATTACGAGAAACAGAATTTACTGCTAGAGCAGAAATTGAATCTCTTGAGAATACGCTTGGTAAGCATTTATGAGTGATTACAAATATTTCAAACTATCTGACTTTGACTGCCAGGAGACGGGGGTCAACTTTATGGAAGATGAATTTATTAAAAAACTAGATCATTTGCGCGAAGCCTGTGGTTGGCCGTTTGTTGTCACATCAGGATTTCGAGACACGTCACACTCTGCTGAAATTAACAAGGCGAATGGTGGCGGCTACCATACAAAAGGAGTGGCCGCAGATATAGCCGTATCAAACGGTAAGCAGAAGCATGACATTGTCAAACACGCCACTGCGATGGGTTTTTCGGTCGGAATCGCTAAGACGTTTGTACATGTTGACACCCGCATGGACACCTCAGTCATCTGGACATATTGAGTGAATATTTTAAGCGGAATTCTTGGATCAGTCGCAGAGGTCGGAAAAACCTACTTGGCGAATAAAGCCGCAGTCAAAGCGGCCAAGCACGAAGCAACAATGTCCACTATCCAAAACAATGCAGACTGGGAATCGAAGATGGCTGATGCGTCAGCGTCTAGCTGGAAAGATGAGTTTTTTACAATTATTTTATCGGCTCCCATATTTTTCATAGGTTATTCAATTGCGGTGGATGATCCAACAATTGTGGTGAGAGTCAAAGACGGCTTAAACGCACTAAGCGAATTACCGGAATGGTATCAATACTTATTATTTATTGCAGTGTCAGCGTCTTTCGGTATTCGCGGAGCCGACAAGCTGATGAATTTGAGGAAGAAGTAAAATGGCGCTAGAAACGACAACTTATATCGATGGATTGGTAGCAACTAACCCAACGTCCAGTGACAATGTTGGGGATGGTGATAATCACATTCGACTGACAAAAGGTGCAATAAAGCAAACTTTTCCGGCCATCGCAGGTGCGGTCACGGCAACGCACACGCAGATAAACACTGGTATCGCACTGGCTAATACCGCAACAAATTTGAACACAGCTAATGCGGTTGTGAAAAGAGATGCGAGCGGTAATTTTGTCGCTTCCCAGATCACAGCGACCAGCATCACGACTGGCAATATCACGATCACAGGCACCGTGACAGGCAGCCTCACAGGCAATGCTTCAACGGCATCGAATGCAGTTTTGGCCGCACAAGCCGTCAAGTTGCAGACTGCCAGAACAATTTCTTTGGCAGGCGATGTAACGGGAACTGCTTCTTTTGACGGTTCAGCGAACGCGACCATCACATGTGCTATTGATGGGTCGCAGCACACACATGTAATGGCTGACATAACTGACTTATCGGCAGAACTCTCACGCATCCAAGGTTTAGTTTCTGGTTCGGCGGTTACTTCTGCAAGCAAATGGACAACACCTCGTACACTATCTTTGTCGGGCCACTTGGCTGGAGCAGTTAGCATCGACGGCAGTTCAAACGTAACGCTAACCGCAACGGTAGTTGACAATTCACACTCGCACACTATTGCTAATGTTGCTGGGCTGCAAGGCGCTCTGAATGCAAAGCTAGAGTCAACATCAAATGCGGCAACGGCGACCAAGCTACAAACTGCACGTTCTATTTCGCTTGGCGGCGTATTGAGTGGAAGTGTTGCTTTTGACGGTTCCGCAAATGTTTCTATATCAGCATCAAGCAATTTAAGCACTAGTGATATTAGCGGTTTTACCGCCGCGACCAATGCTGCATCAGCCGCAGGTGCGTTGGCTGCATACCCGGTTGGCGCAATTTTCACATCGACAGTTGCAACATCACCATCTGTCTCACTTGGCGGCACCTGGGTCAGCTTCGGAGCAGGGCGTGTGCTTGTGGGAATCGACAGCACTGATACAGACTTTGATACGGCCCAAGAAACTGGTGGAAACAAAACGACAACTGTTCCGCGAGACGGCTGGGGTGATTATCAGGTTGGCACACATTTCCCAGAACCTTCAACAGTTGGACGTTTGGTTACAGGTAGCGGCACAACTGAAAATAGCGAAAACCTTGAATCTTTGGCACACGCTAGTGCAGATAAAATAATAAATAACGTGCAGCCCTATATCGTGGTGTATATGTGGCGGAGAACAGCATAAATGGCATTTGTTCCGCTTCGGAAAATTGGCAGTGGCGGTATAGTCACTGATCAAGACCCATACGATTTGGAATTAACCCAGTTCCCAGACGGGAACAACGTGCAATTCCATGAAGGACGCATTGGTAAATCCTTGGGCCACAGCATTTCAAACGCACTGGCGTTTGACCCGACGCATGTCCAAGGTTGGCGATACGCCGGTAACAACACCGTAATTATTGGATCGCTAAATAAGCTGTACCGATATAACGGATCAGCCGTTGCTAACGTAACAAAGACAAGTGATGCGACTAATTATTCCAACTCGCCACGGTGGCAGTCAGAGCAGCTAGGCTTGGCGATGATGCTTAATAACGGTAGCCAGACACCGCAGTACATGCTGCCTACGGGCGCACGATTCGCTGACTTACCTAACTGGCCGTCAACGGTCACAAGTAACTGCATAAAGCCCTATCGAAGTTTTCTGATAATGGCTGGCTATGAGACGGCTTCAACGAAGCATCCGTACACGGTGCGTTGGTCGGATGAATACAATCCGACATCCGTACCGGGCGATTACGACATCACATCAACGACTAATCTCGCTGGTGAGAATGTTCTCTCCGGCAACAACGGTGAGTTGATAGATCAAATGACGCTCAACAACTCTCAGATTATTTACGCTGAGTCGGGTGTTTTTGCGATGGACTTCATCGGCGCACCTTTTGTATTTAGTTTCCGTGAAGTGTTTGGGGATGACGGCATTATCAACAGAGGGGCTGTGGCTGCTTTTTTCAACAAGCACCTTGTTGTCGGCAACAATGATATCTATGTTCACGATGGAAATAGCAAAGAATCTATTGTTGATAAGAGAGTGCGAAGAACATTCTTCAACGCCGTACAAGACACCCGGTCAGTGTTCTGTCATACCGTAGAAGATAAGTCAGAAGTTTGGATATGCTACGCCGATGAAGATGCTGACAATGTTTTAAGTGCAAACAGGGCGCTAGTTTACAACTGGGCGCAGAACGCCTTTACGTTTATCGATTTGCCAAATGTTCGCTCACTGACATCTAGCGATGTTCTCGACACCACTGGCGGCTGGGATGCTAACAGTTTGACATGGGCGAACAGCAACGAGTATTGGTCAACGTCTAGCCTCAACACCACCAATAAAGGTATCGGAGTTTATGCTGCCGGTGCTGAAAATAGTAAGCTGTACCAAATGAACAGCACCCACGGTGCGGCTGGTCAGCCTCTAAATGCTTATCTGGAGGCCACTAAAATAGATTTAGACACGGTGCTTGGAAAAGCCAATAACGCCATCAAGCAGATGGTTGGAATACTCCCCCAGATCGAAGGCCAAGGCGAAGTATCGATTTCTATAGGTGTTAGCGATTCACCGCAAGGCGGCATACGGTGGAAACCACCAGTGATTTACAACATCGAGTCAGATCATAAAATTGACGTTAGAACTTCTGGACGTTATTTCGCGCTTAGAATTGAAAGTAATCACGTTGAAGATTTCTGGCGACTTACTGGGTTGGATATCGATGTGTCTGAAGTAGCTGGTCGATGAGTTATCAGCTTAGTCCGACATCGGCAAGCACAGTCACTGACCTTCGCGGTTGGATCAGCAACGAATTAATACGGGTGGCGCTGGCAATCTCAACTGAGTCGCAAACAACAACAATACCAGTAATAAATGCAGAACCTGCAAAGCCTCAAATCGGTCAGGTTGTTTTTGCAGATGGTACAAATTGGAACCCCAGCGGTGGTCGTGGTCTCTATTACTACGACAGTGGCTGGACAAAAATAGCATAGGACACAAGCATGGGCTTTTCATTTAGTAAATCAAAAAGTAAAAACCAATCAAGCAGTAACGCAAACACTTATGTTGACGAAAGTCAGCAGCCATATCTTGATGATCTTCGATCTCAAGCGCAACAACTAAATTCCCAGGGAATGCCTGTGGAGGGTGTTGCTGGCCTGAACGAAACACAATTAAACGCGATGGGCATGGCGAACCAAGGCGGTCAAATGCAGGCTGGCGCGGGTGCTAATGTTATGGGTCTTGGTGCTACGCAGACGGCAGGCACTGGCGCTGCTATGAACTATGCTGCTAATGCAATGGGACGCGGCGGGATGAACACAGCAATGGGCGCAGGTAACTCATACGCTAATGGCGTTATGCGACTGAACGCGGCGCAGGGTGGCGGTGTCAATCATGGCATGGCAGGCAGCATGGCAGGTAACGCCAGTCAAATGAATGCGGCCACCAACAGTGGTATAAATATGGGGAACGCGCAGGCCATCGGTGGTCTGGCACAAAACTCAACAGCCGCATCTGCTAACGGGTTCAACGCTAACACCGCTACTCAGGCAGGCGGCTTGGCGACTGGTGCAGGTATCGCCCAGAACCAGGGCATCAACACTAACAACCTCAACAGCTATATGAACAACAGTGTGTTGAACGGTCAGATCGATGCGGCCAGCAGAGATATCACTCGCAATCTCAACGAGAACCAGCTAACAGGCATTGCGTCTCAAGCGGCTGGCACAGGCAACAGCGGGTCAAGTCGCGCTGGTGTTGCGGCAGGTATCGCGATGCGCGGTGCGGCTGATCGGGTTGGCGACATATCGGCCAACATGCGGGGGCAGGCTTACAACACCGGCTTAAACATTGAAGCTGGTCGCGCTAACCAAAACGCGCAACTTCAGCAAGGTGGTAATCAATTTAACGCAAATGCTCAGAACGCAATGACAAGTCAAGGTCTGGGTATTGCGGGTAATCAATCGAGTCAGAACGCTGGGTTCCAGCAGCAGACAAATCTTGCAAATCAGAACGCTGGCAACGCAATGATGAACACTGGGCTTAACATCGCCTCCGGTGCGGCATCGCAGAACGCTGGTTTTGGTCAGCAGGCCAACAGCGCGAATATGAACGCGCAGAACCAGATGATGGGTCAGGGCTACCAGATTGGCGCAAGTCAGTTGCAAAGCAATCTTAATCGATCACAGCAATCTGGAATGGGCAACCAAAACGCCTTCAACTCAGCAAGACAATACGGAACAAGTGCGGGACTTCAGAATCAGCAGTTTGGCGCAAACATGGCTCAGAACATCGGCCAGCAGGGTGTCAATAATATGCAGACAGGCCAGAACATGATGAACACGGGAGTCGGCATGAGTCAGGGCGCTGGAGATGCTCAGAGAGCATACGAGCAACAGCTATACGCACAGCAGTTTCAACAGGGTATGTCTCCGTACAACAGCTTGAACTTCTATAACAATATAGTTGGTGCGCCAAATAACCTCAGTACCGCCTCATCGCAAGCGAGTGGTAAATCCAGCAGCATGGGCATCGGATTCGGATAAGGAATAGATAGAATGGCAAGATATTTTGACATGCTCCGCGACCCCACAGAAGCGGAAGCGACAGAAAACGAACTCTATCGCGCAGATAATGCTCGTCTTGCGGGTATCAACGAAGCGTCAGACATCCGTAATCTGCCTGTGCGAAAGGCCAGCAATCCGGCTGAAGAGCAGGCACTTTTACGCGCTGGGTTTCAAAACAACGGAACCCCTGGTGAGTTTATATCCCCGGTACGCAACCTCACTACTGAGATGCAGCAGTACGAGTTGGCAAAGCGTGACGCTCGTCAAGCGGTATACGACGAGCAAGGCAACTCAACGATGTTCAAGATTGGTGACACGTTAGCTGACACTGGCCGATTCTTTATGTCACCACTATTTTGGTTGTCAGGAGAAGATAGCCGGAAGTACGATCCGTCAGAGGTTAGGAAAAGCGGATATCGCGCACAGCTTGAATCGTCAGTTGGGTACACAAAAGCTTTGTATGAGAAGTCAATTGCACACGCTGATCAGCGTGACGCAATCCGTGAAGCTAACACTCGCAATGATATGACTATGCGAAAGCAAATACGCGACCTGAATTCTCCAGTAAGCCCCCAAGGGAAGCTGGTGTTTGACTACGCCCGTCTTAATGGCCGCATGGATGACTTTAATTCCAGAGACCCTCTCAAATTGCAGCAGCTTACGCAAGAAGCAAGGGTTAACGCTGGGGAAGCAATGTTTGTTGGTGCCAATAGAAGGTTCATGGAAAAACAAACATACGACGATATGACAGAAATTGGCAAAAACTTCCAAGGAATCAGCGAAGACATTGGCGCTGCGTACATGAACTACCGACAACTGATTAAAGCGTTAGACGCGCAGACGGGTATCGGTGATATTTCTGCTGTATTTAACTACATGAAAACACTCGATCCAGATTCTGTCGTTCGTGAAGGTGAGTTTGCGTTAGCCAAAAACGCTGCGGGTTTATTTCAGAGTCTATCAAACCTTGCAGAAGAAGCCAAGACAGGTAAAGGGCTTACGCCTAAAGCTAGAACTGAGATGCGAAATCTGGCAACAGACCTTATTGAGTCTTATGAAGACAAGTACGAATCTGTTCGTGATTATCACAAAGGTAAAATTGGATACAAACAAGGCACTGACGAAGATGTAACAAATTTCTTGGGTAAATCTAAAGAGTTATACCCCAACGCAACAATCGAACCTATTTAAAGGTGTGTTAAATGGCTCAAGCAAAAATTAACGGTCAGATAGTAGACGTACCTGACAATTTCTTTGATATGCCTGCCCGTGAGCAGCAAAAGTTTGCAAACCGAACAGCGGCCAGGCAAACATCTGGCAACCCCAGCCAGATGATGAAGGACATTACCGCATACGGTAAATACTTAGAGCGCCAAGATATTAAAAACGCTGTGGCTGACAACAGCAGCCTAACTGACTTTGCTTTATCTGCCGGTGTCGGCGTGAATAAGTTTGGTATGGGTGTTGCTGACCTGCTTGGATTTGGCCCTAGCGAACAGACAGCAAGACAGCTTGAGACTGTCGATAGTGTGTTGGCAGAGCAGTCGCCCGCAGCAAACTTTACAGGCAGAATGGCGGGGGGTACGTTAGCCGCAGTCCCTACCGCAGCAGCGGCAACATACGCGGCTCCACAGACTTTAGGTCTGCTAGGTCGTTCTATTATTTCTGGTGTAGCAGGGGCTGTTGAGGGCGGGGTTGAACTTCCGTTTTCTGACGAGTCTCGTTTAAGTAACAGTGCTATGTCTGGCGCAGGCGGTGTTTTGAGCGAACCTGTTACGACTTTGTTGCAGCAAACTTTAAAAAGAATACCCTTCGGTGCGTTGGTTGACAGGGTTGCCGGGTTAAGTGACACAATTAAAGATAAAGCATCCACTGCGATGCGCGAAATGGGGTATGAGTACAGCAACCTCAAACAATCTACTAGGCAAATACTTGAGAGCATAGGTCGTTCTGAAGATGTTGACGTTGCTATCCAAAAAGCAGTGGAAAATGAGCAAGGTTTTAACCTTACAGCGGGTGAGGCAAGCGGTGATTTCGGTCAGATATCCGCAGAGCAATCAGCCGTCCGTCAGTCGCAAGAAGCTGGCGACATGATGCGTGAGTTCAAAAATCAACAGAATGAAGACATCACTGCAAGAAGTGGCCAGTTAGCCGAAGAGATGGGGGGTGCGCCTGGTTTAAACAACGAAAGCGCAGGGATGTCACTAAAAGAAGCACTCGACCAAGCCAAGCAAGATGACAAAGACGGTTATGTTGCAATGTACGACAGAGCGAAACAGCTTGCTGTTGAAAACGATGTTGATATACCCCTAAATCAATCTGTCATAGCCCAATCTTACTATGACATCGCGGGAGATCATTTAGGTACGCATCAGGGTTTGTTGGAAGATATTGGTAGAAAGCTGGCGCAGTACGACATCCTTGACCCCGCAAAGTTTGAAGGTGATATCCCTAGAAGGGGTTTGGCCGGTGACTTCGGCCCTTTAAGTGTTGCCAATGTTGAAGACTTTGTTAAATTCTTAAACACCAAGTATTCGCCTACAGATAGAACGGGCAACATGATACTGGCAAAACTAAAGGATGCTGTTAGCACTAATGCTGATGACGCTTTGGCTGGCGCAGTTGATGGTAAATCTGGACGAGAGTTTTTGAAGCAAGCCAGACAAGCTAGAAGCGCATTTAAAGAATACCAATCTATGTGGGAATCTAAAGATGTTCTTCACAGCCTCACTGGTGTGAAAGTTGGCACGGACACGCCAATAAAAAGTCCAAGCGACATTGTAAAAGTCGTTACTAGGTCTCCAGAAAATGCAAGAACTGTCATACAGAAACTTATCGAAAGTGGTAACGAGCAAGCGGTAGCCGATTTACGAACCTACATGCTAAAAGATATTTTTGATCAAGCTGTTAACCCTAACGTTATCAAAGGTGAGTTAGGGTCTTTTCAAGGAGCAAAACTAAACACTTTGATTAAAAATAAATCAGATGTTTTGCAGGCCGTCTTGACACCAGAGCAGTTTGCTAACCTAAGAGGATTTCAGGATGCAGTTAAAAAAGCAACAATACATCCAGAAGGCTCCGTAAATTACTCTAACACTGCAACTAAGATATTAGATGCTGTATTTAATATATTCACAGGTTTGCAGTACACGATGGGTGCTGGGTTTAAAGAACTTGGCGATAAACATGTGGTCAAGAATGCTATTAAAAGTGATGGTAGAAAAACCGTTGATCACATACTGAAGCTAGATAAAAACCACATCAAACTTAATACGCTATTGCGTCAAGGTCTTGAGCAATACAGCTTTGAAGATCAGGCCGCATTGTCAGAGTCGGAGTATATGGATTAATGGATTTATTAGCACTTATAACAGGGGCGACTGAAGCGGTAGCGGCCAAAACAGCGGGGCTAAACTCTGCGATGGATTCCTTGTATGCAGATAGCCCTCTTGCAAAAGTTGAAGAGGCTTTTCAAGGTGCTGAAGATAAAATGCTCGACTCTCCAATGCACCGAGCCTTTGCGGGTGGCGACTTCGGTTCTGGTAATCACGGCGCGTCGGACTATACAAGCATAGGCTTGGAAAACTCACTAGGTAACTCTGGATATGTCGATGCGACCGCTGGCCTTCAAGGCGTAATGTCTCAGGCTGGAATTATGAACCCCGCAAGCTCACAGCTTCAAGGTGGTCTGCCAGTATTGCCCTCTGCGCCTCCAAGCCTTCAAGCTGGCAATGCCGCCCCAGTCCCAGGGTATGTCAAAGAGTATGAAGATAACCTCGCATCTGTTCCAGACGCGCCACCTGTCCCAGAGATCATCCAAGAGACTACCCCCGTGCTGATCGACGAGGACGAAGACCTAATCAAAGCTGGCAAACTTGCGGAGTAGTTGATGTCTGTTTTTAGTGCTGTAAGTAAGAAACTGGTGGAAAGCAAGTCGGACAGATTAAAACGCGCTGTCGATGACCCAACTTTAGACACGGATCGTTTGCTGTATCACTGGACTGAAGCTGAAGACATACAACAGTTAAAGCCATCTACAAGAGGTAAACTTGGCCCTGGTATATATACGTTGCCAGAGCCTAAGAGTGGGCAGCGTTACGTCGACCTAGACTCTGGAACCGCAAATGTTCTTCCTTTATATGCGCGTGGGCCAATAGCAAAAGCCGCAGACACCGATAAGGCTAGAGAACAGGCAATTATTAACTTGGGCGGTAGAGATGCCAATGTCGGAGGACGGGCATGGGGCGCAGAAACTAACAGGGTACTGCAAGAACAAGGGTTTACCGGAAGAGAGGTAGGAGGCGCACAGCCAGAAATAAATGTTTTTGACTCAAAAGACCTTCGATCAGTCCACGCTCAGTTCAAAGACCCCACAAGCAAAAACATTCTAGCTGGTTCCGCCGCAACTGCTGTGGGCGTAGGGGCTATGAGCCAATCTAACAGAACGCTTGCAGGGACACACCCTGGAGACAACGCAGATATGAGTGGCCTTACGCTTATACCTGAAATGGTTTCTACCGTTATCAACGATGTGTACAAGTACGGCAAGCAGGCCGTGACGGGTAAGCAAGATGACGGTCGGTTAATGGAAACCCCAGAGAGTGAGGGCGATGCGGTAAAAATTAAAGACGCTATATCTAAGGTAGCGGATTGGGGTCTGAACTATAGGGGCGCTATGGGTGGCCCTTCTGGTATGGACATCATAGAAGGAGCTATGGATGCGTATACAGGTACGATAAGGCCAGCTTTAACAAGTGCGCTTGGCGATGCAGGAACTAAACGTCTTGAGGCTACAGGTATGTTAGCTTCAATGTTACTTCCAGCAAAGAATGCGAAAGGGGCTTTAGACATACCGGAGGTTGATCGCGACACGAAGTTACTGCAAAGAGTGGGTGATCCGAAATCTGTAAACAGTTTGGATGTTGAGTTTGAGGAAGGGCCAGCTTTATTAGACAACCCTATGGTTAAAGCCGAAGACATAGTGAATCGTCCGTATGTCGCTGGAATGTCTGACACATCAAGAGGGGCGTTAGAGACACTTAAATCCATAAGTGGGAGTGAGTACAACGTCTTGATGGAAGGCGGGCAAGACTACATGCGTCAGTTAAGGAATGCCAACAAGGGAGCTTTGTGGGCTTCAGACGCTGGAGCAATAACCGGGATGATGAACAACGCAAAAGGCGCGATGCAGTTACCCGGTGCAGAAGGTTCCCCCTTGTTTTTCCCGTATCAAATGGGTGGTAAATCTACAGATTTTGCTACGATGACTACAGATATCATGGTTCCATACGCCCAGAGAAACATGAGCAAAAAAGATAAAAAGTTAGTAGATAA